TTAATGATGTTTCTTATGTTTCTTACTCTGAATTTGAAGCAGGAGTAACTTCTGCGGCACAGCAGGGAGCCAAAATGGGTGAACTTTCAACATTGAAAAAGCTTAGAAACAGTCCATCAACTAGACGGAGGGTAGGGGTCTAATGGCTGAATTAGCAGTTGGTAATTTTGTTAGATTCACTAGCGGAGATACAACACTTTTCCGTTTTCAAAATTTCTTTATTGGTGAAACAATCACTAATGAGTCAGAACCTTACACTTTCGTACCTTTTGGATTTAGTGGAGTAACTATTAATCGAACAGGAGATGGAACGGAAGCATCTTTAGTTTTACCTAATAGCACTGAAAACGTAGGAGTATTAACCCGAAGCTTTAGTCAAGACGCTATTGCAGGAAGATGGCTTGCTTATGTTCGAGTTTTAATTGTTGATCCAGACGATAAAACTTCTTTCAGCACTTTAAGCCGCTATTACGGTCAAGTTACCAATGGTTCCTGGGATAATGCTTCGATAAGTTTAAATTTAAGTTCAGTTTTAGATGCAGTAGGCGGTGAAATTCCTCAAAGGAAACTTAGCCAAGTACTTGTAGGGAACATACCGACGACGAGTGGCCTCCGATTGCAGTGACCTTATCGGTCTCAAGTACCGACTTGGTGCTGACGGGACTGGAGGCGAAATTGATTGCATACACCTCTGCTATATCGCCTTCAATCGGATAGGAATCTCTGCACCACCTTTCAACCATGCTTGGTATGACGGATGCAGAAGAGACATTTTGAAAGAACTGTACGGAAGTTTCGTCAGAGTTCATGAGCCTCGGTACACTGAGGGGGACTTACTACTTATACCGCAAAATTCATGGGCGTTCGCGGTGATATGGCAGCAAGGGGTTCTTTATATAGAACCTGTAATGGAGAAAGTCCAGTGGTCTACAACGCGCAGATTTACAACGCTCCACTGCTTCCGTTCGAGAAACAACTTATAGAAAGCATTGGTGCGACTGAAGAAGAGTACAGATATTTAGTTAATGAAGCATTAAAGAAAAGCAGAGTAAGACCTGCTGGGTATGAACATATCCCTGATATTCGTTGTGATCCAGGGTCAGCAGCAATGACTCAGTTTTTAATAAGTCTTGCTGTAGGTGTAACACTTTCAGTAATAACTTATTTAATAACACCAAAACCAAAGCAACCCAAAGGACAAGACAGAAGAGAACTAGAAAGCATTAATAATGCGGGTAGATTTAGTCCTACTTTCGGATTTGATTCCCAGGCAGAACTAGCAACATATGGAGAACCTATTCCAATTATTTTTGGACAGTATGACGAGATTGAAAAAGTAGGAGGAATTCTTGTTTCACCAAAGCTTGTATGGTCAAGAATGTTCTCTGAAGGCACGCAACAAAAAGTCAAATTAGCTTTTGTTGTTGGAGAACAAGGGGGAGCAAATGACGGTATTGGAACGCCTGATTTGTCTGGGATATTTCTAGGGAACAACCCTTTAGATGCTATCTATCAGTCTTCTTTTGAGTTTTATTGGCGAGCTAAAAGCATAGCGGGCAGTGGTTCTAGATTACTTAAAAGCGATTTAAAATATGGGGATCAAGATCCAAGCATGGGAGGAGGAGACGCTGTTCTTTTATGTCCTACAGCAGAGGGTACTAAGACTAGAGGATTTAGTGCTGCATATAGCTTGAGCAACAATGCAGAGTTTGGATGTTATGCACCTATTCCTAATGGATCTATTTATAGAGTGAATTGGAGAAATGTGCCTATGCCTGATCCAGGGTCAGGCAAAGAAGGAGGAGAACATTCAGATCCGTTGGCATGGGAAAGGATAAAAATGGCTGGTTGGTATGTTTCTAGTCAATCGGGAAATAGGAATCCTTCTGATGGAGATCACGATCACGCTTACTACAGCGGTGGCACAGGAAGAAATTACAGCAGAAGGATGGGAATTCTTTACTATCACAGAGGAGGAGCTGGGGCTAGTGGAATAACAGCTAGTAATAGTGAGGTGGTGAAAATTATAGATAATGTTCAAATTGATGATGTTTGTGAGTTTCATATAATGCCATCAACTCAAAAGTTAAGAGAGGATTTATATCATGAAAGTGTAAAAGTAGATGATATAAATACTGAAATAGATGCTCAAAGAGCAGCAGCCGATGATGCGTTACAAGTAGGAGAAATATTTCAAATAGGAAAAACTGTTTGGCAAGTTTATCATCGTGATATCCCTATTTGGACAGATGCAAATGACTCAAAACAAAAGGCATGGTTGAAGTGTATTGACAATAACAACGGTATTGATAATAAAATAGGCATCGTATCTGATGGAGTTGTCAATCCAACTACAGATAAAGGTTATGGTGAAGGTTGGATTTCAGATAGCTTAGATCCTGGGATAGAAAGAGAACCAGGTGCAGGATTTTACCCTTTATTAAGAACCTCAAAAGCTATTATTAAAAATACAAGAGATTGTGAAACAACAGAAATAGGAATTAGATCGAAAGTAAATCAAAATTTACAAGGTTTATGTAATTTTCAATCATTGCTTTCCCCTCAAGAGTTGCACGATTTAGAGGATGATAATGTTTCAGTTCAAAGTGGAACAATAACAACATCAATTAAAAGGGCTTCTCTCTTTACCGTAAAATATAGAGACACAAGTACTGTTAGAAATACTAGTGGTGCTGATGTTGCGGATTGGAAAGATTTTGGAGTATTATTTGCTGTAATAGGAAGTCAAGCTGTTGACCAATATAACTGGTTACGTGTAAGACATCCTGAAAGAAATAAATATGAATACAAGGTGACTCCAGTTGCAGGAGCAGCAATAAAGGATTACCAAGACGATTTTAAACTTTACCAGTTAAAAGCTCTAGGCACATATCATTCTATAAGTGTAGTTGATGGATTTAAGTTGGATTTTAATGGGATAACGACAACAAAAGAGCAAATAAAAACGAATAAAGAGTTTACAAATAGAGCACTTACTACGACAAGTTCAATAACAACTAGTGGCCCTAATGCAGTAAGCAAAGATTCAGTTATCACAGGAAAAGAAGATTGGGACAATGTTGCTCGCATGACCGCCGCTAAATGGATTGCTAACTGGGGCGGTACAGGAACAGGTGCTAATGAAGGCGATGTCGTCAGTGGTTATGGTCGCGGAAGTGCTTTTACTTGGGAACTCTTCGGTCAAGCAACTGCTGCTTCTCCAGCAGAAATTGAAAACACATTTACCTTTACAACAACAGGCCCAACAAGAAATAAGCCAGTTAAGCTAAAGATTAAGGCTTTAAAAATAGAATTACCTTCAAATCATTGGATGAGATCGGGAGGTTCAGCGGGTGAGTCTGAAACTCACACGTGGGCAATATTGGGTGCAGCACCTGAAACTGTTGACCGTATTAATGAAGGCGTAAATCCAGATATAAATAACGATGCTGCTAATAATCTTGATTGGTCAACAGGTGATAGGTTTAAGATTCAAAAGAGCTGCGGGGGGTCTAATCCTTGGGCACAAAATGCAGAGAATGGACCTTTAGCGTATGCAGGCATAGAAGTATTTGTTACAGGGTATGATTATATCCAAGACGTCATACGAGGAAAAGGATTAGGAGTACAAGAGGAAGTCTTTGGAAACGCAGAAGCAGAAGCACTGCATAGCACAAAAACAGTTCGAATAGTATTGAACACCACTGCTTCAATGAGTGGAACGGGAGCAGGATGGAGCACTAACATTTTGGCTTCACCTGCTCGAACATTGACATTAGATTTCAAAGGAACAGTTAAAGATATACGTCCTAATTGGACAGGCCGATATAGAGGCTGGAATTTAGATGACATCATTGTTGTTAGTTCAACAGGCAATTGGAACGCAGGAGAAAACATTGAATTCTTTAAAGCTTCTGTTACTAATGCAAGCAATACCTTCTGGAGAACACTTCAAGGGAGATTAGGTTGGAATCTAAAAATAGATAGTGTCACTGAAACAACTACAGGAGGGAGCGTTGATCTTGATCCAACAAAAGAAGGGTCTCGAATTTTTGAGGGCCAAAGTCAATATTCAGATTTAAGTATGTATGGAAGCCTGGTTAGAAAATCCAATGAAAGCAGCCCTGAGCATACTGTCGTATACATAAATGAACAGCTTTCAAATGATGAAAACATCCCAACTTATGACAAGTTAGTTACCTCTTGTCTGGTCCTTAATGCCAGTAGAAACTTCTCAGCTTTAGACCAAATCCGTGTTTGGATTTCCAATGGAATACCTGTAGAAAGGTTACATCCAGACGACAGTAGTGCTACGGGGTCTAGCAATTTATTTACTGATTTAACTTATTACCTATTAACTAATAGAAAAGGTGGTGCAGGAGAATTGTTTGGTGATGCAACAGATGGGGCTGCATTAATAGATAAAGCACAGTTAATAACAACATCTAAATTCCTTAGATATAATAAATTATTCTTTAATGGTGCTCTTGCTTCCTCTGTAAACACAAGGAGTTACCTTAGCGAATTGGCTCCTAATTTCCTTTGTGATTTTATTTTATTAGATGGGAAATTGAGTCTAAAACCAGCAATACCAGTAGATTCAAGTGGTCAGATCAGTTTAGGGGCTGTTGAAATAAAACAGCTGTTCACTACTGGGAACATTTTAGAAGATACTTTTAAAGTGGAATACTTAGACGCTTCAGAAAGGAATGGTTTCAAAGCTGTCATCCGTTATAGGGAAGAGAAAAAGAATCAATTACCACTAGAAAGAACAGTTACAGTAAGGAGAGCTGAAGGTGATGACGATCTTCCCATTGAAACATTCGACCTAACAGGCTTTTGTACTTCTAAGGATCATGCAGAATTAGTTGGTAAATATTTCTTAGCTCTTAGGCATCATGTTAAGCATACTTGCTCCTTCCAAACCACACCTTACGGATTAGACTTAGCCCCTGGAGACTATATAAGAGTCACAACAGAAAGTTCTCCTTATAACGCTGCAAATAACGGAACTGTTTCAGCTTCAGGAGTAATAACTAGCGTCACAACTTTAGAAGATGGAGCATATGAAGTTCTCTATTATTCAACTTCTGGAGACAATTCAGATGTAGAACAAGCTACAATGCAAATCTCAAATGGAAAGGCAACTGATTCTAGATTTAACAGCTCGATTTTCTCTGTTGTTAGTACAACAAACTCGCAAAATGTCTACAGAGTAGAGCAATTAACTTTAAATCAAGAGAACACTGTGGAGATTGTGGCCTCCGAATTTCCTTGCGATAGTGGGCTAGTTAGTCTTATGGCAAGAGATCTTCGCTCTTCTTCTGCCTTTACCGTATCTGAATAATGGCTTTTCCTTCTCTTGCCCCAAGTTCCCGGAACTTTTCACCTGGCAACTATCCAATTAAGACGTTCAAGGCTCAATCGGGAGCAGAGACAAGGATTCTGTATGGATCGAAACGAACAGGGATGTCTTTAAAGCTCAGCTATAAGAACATTTCAGATGCTGATGCAGAGTTATTTTTAGATCATTACCACGACATGAAGGGTACTTACACAACATTTGGAGTAGGGAGTCAAACAGGTGCAAAACTGGGTTGGGCTGGCAATGCAGATGCTTTAGGTGCAGATGCTTGGGGGAATGACTACCGATACGCTGGACCTCCTCAAGTAACACAAGTCAAGAAAGGAGTCAGTAATGTTCAGGTCAACCTTGTCGGTGTCCTTTAAACTGTATTTACGGAGGTTGACTCATGGCCAAGGCTTACACAGGAAGAGACGGATCACTTCAACTCAGTGATGTTGACCAAGTAAAGGTTAGAAGCTGGAGCCTTTCGGCTGATCTGAATTTGCTTGATACAACTACGTTGTCAGAGAGCGTTAAAAGCTATGCCCCAGGAGTTCAGTCATTTAATGGCAGTGCCAATCTCCTTTACTACAAGCAAGATGATGGAACGAACGACGCCAGTGCACTTTTAAGAAAGCTAGTAAAGACTGGTACGACTGGGGTTGCCTCTACAGACACGGTTACTTTGACTTTGAGATTGGCAGACGGGACGAGTTATTCCGATGTAAAGATGAATGCGTATATAACAGGTGTCAGTATTGGGGTCAGCACTGGGGACATTGTTTCCACTGACATTACTTTCCGAGCAACAGGTGCGCTGCCAACAGCGACTCTCTAACAAATGGCTATTTATCTTGGGTCGAGGGGCCGCGTTGAACTACAAAGAACCTTCGGTGGCCGAGAGATTGTCACTACGATTGATGATGCTGAAGTAGTTGCGAATAGCAAAAGACTTGGTTTTGACGCTGCCAGTAGAGGAGATGCAAGTGAACTCATAACAGGAGATGAATTAGAAATAAGAGCTGATAGCAACCTTGTTTTCATCAGTGGCTATACGAGTGTAAAAAGTGGAAAGTTCTTTATTCATGTTGATGATCTAGGTGGGGTCAGGCTTTACGCAACTTATGCACATGCTGTGTCAGGTGGAGCGACCAATGCAATCTCATTAGTAGCTCAATCAGCAGGTTGGTCACTTGATGTTCGCCTTACTGTTCAGAATGCAATCCATAGGATTCTTGGTCAGGTCACTTCTTATGAACTGAATACATCTGCTGAGGTTGTAGACACAACAGCTTTATCTGATGATTTTAAGAACAGTATTAATGGTCTTTTAAGTGGATCAGGAAGGCTCGAATCTTTTTGGGACTATCGAGACACAGTAGGCGCTGGCGAATATGAATCATCACAGTATCTGCATCAGTTAGTTCTAAGATCAGATATAGGAAGCACTTTTAACGCTCACTTCTATTTAAAAATCGATGGTTACGACCCAAGTGGTGCTGGTTCAAACGTG